CAGCAATCGCTGAGGCCGACGACGCGCCAACAGCTGCTAATGCCGCCACCGTTTTTGGTGGCACGGGCGTAGCGGGAGTTGATGTTGCAATTGGAACAACCGCGTCCCCAGGTACGACGCCAACGGTGACCCAAAGAATTTCCAGATTGACCGGTAACGTAAGTGGTACCGTCGTCATGGCGGCAGGGGCTGATATGACCACCGCTGGCGACGAAACGTTAATTTTATTTACTGGTAACACATTTAGTTCCAGTGGCGTTCTTAAGTTAACTTTAAATGCAGCTAACGAATTGGATGCTGAGTCGTGTGAGATTTTTATAACTGCTGACGGAACAAATGTTCTTACTCGTGTGACCGCCGCAAGCGATGCTGATCAGATTATAGTGTTGACTGATACGGGCGATTGCACTATATTAGCAGGATCTTATATTTACCTTCATGCCGGCAACGACACAGATGTTATGAGTTGTAAGGCTGTTATTCGAACCAGTGGTGGAACGATTGCAGTAACATATGCTAACTAATATTAGTAACTGAGCCTTTATGGGCGATATCTCAAACCCCCTTCCAGTCGGTTGGGGGTTTTTGTTTAAAAACGCCGATCTGCCGAAAAATACCGCCATCAATTTTTTGAGATTTTCGTTTTTAGAAATCTAAAACTATTTATTATATAACATAGGAGTTATCATGGGCAAAAAAAGAAGAATTCTTCGTAGTCCTAAATTTACACATTTAAAGAAAGTTAGATTTAACAACAATAAAGAAGAAGAACAGGAAAACACTGAAATAGAAAAATTAGTTGTTGAAATCCCCGTTGTAGAAGAAAAAAAGACTGTAACTAAAAAGAAAACAGCTAAAAAGACAACTAAACGTGCCAAAACTACTAAAAATAAAACAAAGACAAAGAAACAATAAATTATTTATTGATTTAAGCTTATATAAACCCCCGCCCTCGCGGGGGTTTTTACTTTATCAAAACTATTTATCATTGAGAATAAGGAAATAGCTTAAATGTCAGCATTGTCTCCCAAGTCACAGACTAGCACTATTATTTTAACATCAACCGGCTCTTCTACCGATGTAGCTGCAGCCGTTCCATATGGGGTATATACGGGATCGACGGGTTTCTTAAATGGCGCCGCCACCCAGGTAAATTATGTATTTAAAAAACTTGGGGGCGACGTTGTAGATATTGAATTAACGCCCTCAAACGTTTATGCGGCTTATGAAGAAGCAGTTTTAGAATATTCGTATATTGTTAATTTACATCAGGGCGAGAACGTTCTCGGTAATGTTTTAGGTATGACAACGGGTACTTTTGATCACAAGGGCGAACGCACGTCAGGTCCACTTTCCGCAAGCCTTCGTTACCCACGCTTTCAAATTGCACAGGCAAGAAAGACAGGAGATGCTGCAGCTTCAGCCGGCGGATTTGGGGGAACAACGCCTATATATTCAGCTTCTTTCGCACCATCTAACAACAAACAGGATTATGATCTGCAAGCAATTGTTGAAAATGCCTCTAGTGATGGCCAGGATGATGGTGGCAACACTGTATCGTTTTCAGGATTAGTTGAAAATAAACGCATATATGTCACAAGGGTTTTTTATAGATCCCCGCGCGCCATGTGGCGTTTTTATGGTTATTATGGTGGTGTTGGCGTAGTTGGTAATTATTCTACATATGGACAGTTTTCGGATGACTCAACATTTGAGATCATTCCAACATGGCAGAACAAATTGCAAGCAATAATGTATGAGGATTCAATTTATACAAGAACTTCCCATTATTCATATGAGATTAAAAACAATAGATTAAGATTGTTTCCAGAACCAGATCAATATGGATTTGGCGACGGTCTCAATGAGCGTATATGGTTTAATTTTTATGTTGAAGTAGATGGTTGGGAGATGAATTCTAGCTTTGATGATGGAACAGAGGGAATTAATAATCTCAATACACTTCCATTTGATAATATTCCTTATGCGAATATAAATTCGATTGGTAAACAATGGATTAGAAAATATGCTTTAGCATTGTGCAAGGAAATGTTGGGACAAATTCGTGGCAAATTTACAACAATACCAATTCCTGGCGAAAGCGTGACTTTAAATCATTCTGAATTACTTTCACAGGCGAAGGAAGAACAAACGCAACTTAGAGACAAATTAATGGAAATTCTTGATAGAACGAAGTATAGCGAATTAGCGAAGAGGGATGCAGAGATGACAGATGCCGCTGCAACAGCATTTAAGGGCACCCCACTTCCAATTTTTGTAGGATAAACTAAAATGGCTGACAATAAATGGAAAAAGCCAGCAGCCCCGCCCCCTCCTTTATTTTTCGGAAAAAAGGAGAGAGATTTAGTTAAACAAGTTAATGATGAATTAATTGAAAAAGTTGTTGGACAACAAATTCTTTATTATCCTATTGATATAGAAAGAACAAACTTTCATGATTTATATGGAGAGGCAATCGAGAAAACATATTTACCTCCCATAAGAATTTATGCTTTGGTAGAATTCACTGATTATGCTACTGAATATCTTGAAAGTGCCGGAATTGATAAAATGTGGGAAATTAATGTTCATTTTCATAAGAGAAGATTAGAAGAAGATCAGAATATGTATGTTCGAGAAGGTGATTTTGTTTTGTATGGAGATTTTTATTACGAGATAGTTAAGTTATCGGAACCTAAAAAACTATTTGGCCAAGTTGATCATGGCTTTGAAATTTCTGGCAGATGCAGAAGAGCAAGGAAGGGACTATTCGATGCTACCTGATAAATTTGATTTCGCGATGATACCACCGGGTATCGATCTTCGCTTAAGCGAGATAGGTATGCTGGCGTCTACAATCGAAAATATCGATTATTCGATAGTTTCGTGGCTAAAGGACGATTTAAAACTTAGCGCCAATACTAATGAGGGTTGGACAAAAGTGCCAGTATTGTGGCAAACACCAGAACGCTCATTTCAAATTAAAAATGAAAAATCTCTAAGAGACGATGCAGGCGCCTTAAAGCTTCCTTTGATAAGCATTGAAAGAACAGGAATTACAAAAGATCCGAATAGAAAAGGAATTTATCAGGCCCAAGTTTATTCAGATGATAAAGACGGTCGTACCGGTAGAATGGTCATCGCCAAAAAGATTGTACAGGACAAAACAAGAAATTTTGCTGTTGTTGGAAATATAAGACGTAGTAATTACACATCTGGTACTGATCAAAGATATTATCCGAGAGTAAATAAAAAGATTGTCGTGAAAACTCTGTCAATTCCCATTCCAGTATATGTAAATGTCGAATACAAAATTCACATTAAAGCAGAATACCAACAGCAGATGAATGACCTTCTTGCACCATTTATGACTAGAACAGGGCAAATTAATGCATTTGTTTTAAAAAGAAATGGTCATTTATATGAAGCATTCATCGATCAAGGCTTTACACACACCAATAACGTTTCTAACCTGGATGAAGATATGAGGATGTTTACTTCTGATATAACGATAAAGATATTAGGTTATCTTATTGGCGAGGGTAAAAACGATGATCGACCCATCGTGAAGGTAGAAGAGAATATTGTTGAAATCACATTTCCACAAGAAGGCTTAGCCACCGAAGGCCCCGATGGTTTCTTTAATATCACTTCCTGACGTGAAAGTGCTATTTTATTACACTTCAGGAAGACTTTTGAATTCCAAAATACTATTTAAAGTATGATTGTGGCAGCAATTAAGTCCATTTTTAGATCGAGGAAACAATAATGTCAGTCAAAAACTTTAAATTTGTATCTCCTGGGGTGTTCATTAACGAAATAGATAATTCGTTTATTCCAAAATCGGCCGATGCCATTGGTCCTGTTGTTATTGGGCGCGCCACCAAGGGTCTTGCGATGCAGCCGGTCAAAGTAGAATCTTATTCTGATTTTGTAACCATGTTCGGTGATGCAGTTCCTGGCAATGCCGGTGGCGATGTTTATCGCGAAGGAAACCGCCAGTCTCCCATGTATGGAACATATGCTGCCAAGGCATTCCTTAGATCTAATGTAGCACCCCTTACATATGTTAGATTATTGGGTCATCAATCTCCCGGTAATGATGGTACCACAGGCGGGCAGGCCGGCTGGAAAACAACCAATAACATTAATAATGCACTCAGTTCGAATGGAGGTGCATATGGTCTTTTTGTATTTCCTTCTTCATCGACAGTTTATCCCGAGCACGTTGGACTCACGGGTACTCTTGCTGCAATATGGTATTTAGATAACGGTTATATCCGCCTCAGTGGAACTTTTTTTGACGGTCAGGGAGCCAAAGCCAACGACGGCACTACACCGAGAGTTACTGCTAGTGC